CATCACATTCCCTCCCTGATGTTGACGTCCACGATTTCAACTGTGGCGACGTGTTCGATTGCTAGTGTGCCTTGTATAACCGCGTTTACCTTCTCCCATCCCCACGCTTCATAAGCGGGGTAGGATACGTGTCCGTCCTTGTTGGTAACCTTTAGCGCAATTCCTGTTGGCTGGCTCATTAGTTCTCATCCTTTACTCTGAAATGAATCGTCTCGACTGTGCCCTTGTACCCGTAAGCCTTGCGGCTTAAGAGATAGTTCTCTGCATCCTCTCGGCTTGCGAAGAACTCTTCATTTCTGCCGTCTTGCCAGTTCGTGAACTTCACACGATACCCGCCGACGATGTACGAATTGCACTCTGTGCTTGGTGTCTCTTCTGTCAATTGTGACATCTTGCTAATCTCCCGTCTAGTTTCTTGCCGATACCTCGCACCTTGCTTGGTATCTTGTGCCCTAATCATCTCTTGCAGATGTCGCGCTCGTCAAGCGTTTAGGGCGGTGACTCTCGTCACATTTAGATTATCTCGTTAACCCTCTCCAAGAGTGCCGTGTAGGTAATCTCACCCCGTGAGCATTGAATTACTAGGGGCTTATAGTCGGGGTTCTCGTTGAATGCTTCCAAGATTAGGGCAGGGTCTGCCGATAGGTCTCCGCCTAGCATTGAAAGAATCTCATAGATGCTCACAATTCCACCCCGCAATCGGTGCAGAACTCGCGCCCCTCGTGATGGTTGGCGGTGCAGATGTCGCACCCGTTGAGACAGTCGCCTAGGTGTAGGGTTAGGCTCATTCCTCATCCCTCACAAATTCTCCCGTGAATGATAGGGTGAGGATATAAGCGCGGTTATAGGCGAGCCAGTCCTCAAGCGCACCGATACTGGCGAACTCGTGTTCTTCCTCTCGTATCTCTTCGCGGTTCCACTGGTTGCGGATGGTTGCAGATGCTGTGAGCATTAGTTCACCCCGCAAGCCTTGAGGAACATCTCACGATTGAAGCGGTCATTCGTATCCGCTAGGGTTAGGGCGAATTGGTAGGCAATCTCGGCCACTGTCTCGCTATCATTGTGGGGCTTATTCATCCCCTTGATGACGTCTGCGATGAGTTGAAAGTCTTTACGGGTCATAATCTTGTCTCCTGTTCTATTCGAACATCTGTTCGATGTTCTGTGCTTCGAGGTAGTTCTCTCGGCTACAAGAAGAACAATATACGAGGGAGATAGGCGTGTCAAGAGATAAACGTGTGATGTCGGTCACACTTTCGGAACCCGTGAACCTTCCCAAATTAGGCGATGGATTCCATTTATATTGTACGCATCACGGGAATGTAGGGGCGAGATATTGACGGCGGATTGGAGAGTCACTCGCCACGAATTAAGATACACAAATGTTGCGTAATTCATTTATAAGTTACCAGTGAGTAACCTATTTAAACCTTAACCCTCAGGGTAAGGGTAAGTGTTGGACACGCGAGGGGGTAAGTGTCCAAGTCTATACGTCAGGGTAAGGGTTAGACATTTTGACCCAGGGTTGTTTAATTATGTGCCAGTACTATACTGTACTGTCACTCTAAAATTTTCTGTTATATTAGGGGTCATATAGTACTTGAACAGGACTTTTGCCCCAGAGGGCAACTATTTTAAAAATATATCCCAAACCGATGTTCGGTTTTGGGTACTTGAACGGGTTATCTTATATAGCAAGAACTAATAAGTTCTAGCGAACTTCGCTTCGCTAGGGCTTCGCTCGTTCGATATAATATATAAATATCGAACCTACTTCGTAGGGAATGCGCCAGAGTTATGCCGTTAATTTATAGGCGTTATTGATGTTATATTTGCCCCTCCTTCAGGGCGACTGGATGGGATGTTATGGGACGCAAAGCAGGAAAGCAAGACCTCTCCAAGGTCGAAGCCCAGGAACGGGTACTACTCCAACTTGAGCAGGGTTTGACCATTACTGCGGCTATGGCCACCGTCAACCGCAACGACACAACTTTTAGACAATGGGTGATGCAATCACCTGAGTTCAAAGAACGCTCCGAGAAAGCCCGACTTATGGGCAAAGGGGTTAAAGCAGACCTTAAGGACATTAAGGAAATCTCCTTCCCCGACTTCTGCGAGCAGTTCCTAGACTCACCCCTCTTTGACCATCACCTTGACTGGTATGACATCATCGAAGGCAGAACACCTAGATGGATTCACCCAGCGATGACCTACGAGCCTGGCGCTCTCAACCGTGTACTTATCAACGTACCCCCTGAGCACGCCAAGTCCACAGTCATCACAACCAACTACGTCGTCCACAAGATTGTTACCAACCCGAATGCTAGAGTCATCATCGTCTCTAAGACCCAGGGTATGGCCCGTAAGTTCCTAGGGGCTATCAAGACCAGACTTTCACACCCAGCCTACACCAAGTTACAGGTGGCCTTCGGCCCCAATGGTGGCTACAAGGCAGATGCAACCCAATGGTCAGCCGATATGATTTACCTAGGTACAGGCCGTGACTCAGGCGAGAAGGACCCAACGGTTCAAGCACTTGGCTTTGGTTCTCAGATTTACGGTGCTCGTGCCGACTTGATTATCCTAGATGACGTCGTGATGGGTTCTAACGCCCACGAGTGGGAAAAGCAACTTGAGTGGATTCAGAAGGAAGTTATCACCCGTCTTGGTCGCCACGGTAAACTTGTTATCGTGGGTACCCGAATCTCGGCTGTAGACCTCTACAAGATGATTCGTGACCCAGGCCAGTGGTCAGGTGGCAAATCACCCTTCACTTACTTCTCACAACCTGCTGTCCTTGAGTTTGACGAGAAGCCAGAGAACTGGAAAACACTCTGGCCTAAGTCTAATATGCAAGAAAACGAAATTGATGGGGCGGACGAAAATGGACTTTTTCCCAAGTGGGATGGACCTTCTCTCTTTACAAGACGCTCTGAGGTCGCACCGTCAGTTTGGGCTATGGTCTACCAGCAAGAGGATGTCCAAGAAAACTCAATCTTCTCACCAACCTGCGTCGCAGGAAGTGTTAACGGAATGCGAAAGCGTGGGCCACTCAAACCAGGGATTCCTGGCCACCCTAAGCACGCTGAGTCAACATATACGGTAATCGGACTTGACCCTGCTATGGCAGGTGCCACAGGTGCGGTAGTCATTACATACAACCGTACCGATGGAAAGATTTATGTTCTTGATGCTGTCAATATGACAGAGCCAACTCCTCAAAAGATTCAAGACTTGATTGAGGATTGGGTGGAGAAGTACCGTCCACAAGAACTGCGTATTGAGATTAACGCTCACCAGAAGGCTTACGCCCTGGATGAGAACTTAAGAAACTTTCTAGCCCAGTATGGGTGCCAGTTGAACTCACACTTCACTGGTAAGAACAAGTGGGACACATCTTTTGGTGTGGCATCTATGGCAAGCCTATTCGGTAACACCAGAGATGGACGCTTCCAAGATAACAACTTGATTGAACTACCAAGCAACGAAGGCTCTGAAGGTTTGAAGACCTTGGTACAGCAGTTGATTACCTGGAAGCCTGACACTAGAAACCCCACAGATACTGTAATGGCTCTCTGGTTTGCGGTTATCCGCGTAAGAGAGTTAATGCAACAGAGTACAAGAATCAGTCAGTACCAGACAAACCGATGGGCTACACGGGCACAGATGTCCACACGTGGCTCACTGAATTTAGATGAAGCGTTTGCCTCACAATGGGCAGACCAATACGGTTAGGAACCATAATGGCAAATAAACCACTAACTCCTCTTGAAAAATCAGCCCTTAAATATGTAAAGTATATTTACAAAACAGGCAACCCAGGAGACTTACAAAAAGTTTTAGATGCTATGGGTTCAGGAACTAAGGCTACTGTGGTAAGCGCCATTAAAAAATCCACTCCAGCATCTAGGGCGGCTAAAGTAAATAAGCCCACCAAGCAAGCCAAGCCAGTAGAAGTCAAAGTTCGTAGCAGAAGTACTAAAAAACTTTCTTCAGTTAAGAGCACCCCTCGTGGTGGCGGTATGCGTGGCGGCTTCGGCGGCGGCGGTGGCGGCGCATTTAACGACGCAAACAGATAATTAAATAATTATTTCAATCAAACGTTAGGATAACAATGGCACTATCAATGGAACAGGTTGCAGCGCGAGTCCTGTCTATGCGCTATCGCAACAATGAGCGTGATGCTCGCAACCTTGACGTGCTTGCTGTCCGCAAAGGCAAAATCGCTGAGGTCTACCCAGACTTCTTCCCCGACGGCGTAGATGCAAACGTAGTAGCAAACTTTATTGACATCGTTGCTCGTGACCTCTCTGAGGTTATGGCTCCACTGCCAGCAGTAAACTGCTCAGCAGCAAATCAAGTTTCAGATAAGGCACGCCAGTTCGCTGACAAGCGTACTCGTATTGCCTCTAACTACTTCAACCACTCAGACCTATCAGTACATATGTACTCAGGTGCTGACTGGTATCTCACCTACGGTTTCGTCCCTTTCATTATTGAATTAGACGAAGAAGCAAAAATGCCACGTATCCGCGTAGAAAATCCTATTGGGGCTTACCCAGAATTTGACCGCTACGGACGTTGCGTTGCATTTGCTAAGCGATATGTAATGACACTAGGCGAATTGGTTTCACAATTTCCTGAGTATGAAAGAGAACTTCTTGGTGGCTACGGCTACAAGCAAGACCTCAACACTCAGATTGAGATGATTCGCTATTATGACAAAGACCAGTCAATTATCTATCTTCCTACAAAGGGCGACTTAGTTCTATCATATGCTAAGAACCCACTAGGTAAGATGATGATTGTTGTCGCACGTAAGCCATCTATTGACGGTGAACTTCGTGGACAATTTGACGACGTACTTGGCATCCAGTTACTACGTAACCGCTTTGCGTTGCTTGCTATGGAAGCAGCAGAGAAATCTGTTCAGTCTCCAATTGTTCTTCCTAACGATGTTCAGGAACTACAACTTGGTGGAGACGCTGTTATCCGTACAGCAAACCCAGCAGGTGTTCGCCGTGTGGAACTTAACATTCCAGCGGGGGCATTCACCGAACAAGAAGTACTTAATCAAGAATTGCGTGTTGGTTCACGCTATCCAGAATCGCGTACTGGAAACATTGATGCCTCTATCGTCACGGGACAAGGCGTACAGGCACTTATGGGTGCATTCGATACCCAAGTTAAGTCTGCTCAAGCAATCTTTGCTGCAGCCCTACGCGATGTTATTAGCCTCTGCTTTGAGGCAGATGAAGTAATCTATCCAGAAGAGAAGACCATTCGTGGTGTTGACTCTGGTTCACCTTACGAAATCACATACCGACCAGGCAGAGACATCAAGGGTGACTACTCAGCAGATGTCCGCTACGGAATGCTCGCTGGTCTTAACCCTGCACAGGGTCTTATCTTTATGCTCCAGGCTTTGGGTGGCGGTCTTATCTCTAAGGATATGGCTATGCGTGAACTTCCATTCACAGTCAACGTCACACAAGAACTTGAGAAGATTGAAATTGAGCAGATGCGTTCTTCGCTTCTTGGTTCACTTACAGCCTTCTCACAGGCTATTCCACAAATGGCAACTCAGGGACAAGATGCTTCAGAGGTGGTCCGTAAAATTGCTGCGGTTATCAAGGCTCGTCAAAAAGGTGTCGCATTAGAAGATGCCATTGAAGCCACATTCGCTCCGCAGCAACAAGTTCCTCCTGCTGGGGCACCACAAATGGTTGAGCAAACGTCCCCTGCTCCCGAAGGCGTTCCAGCAGGAGGCGCTCCTACAGAACAAGGTGGAGCACCAATAGAAGCACCACAGGCAGCACCAGATATTCAAACAATTCTCTCAAGCCTTTCAGCATCAGGTGCTGCAAACGCAAGAGCAGTAACAAGAGGGTAGTAAAGGCTGGGGACAATGACAACAATTATAGGATTACAATACGAAAAAGATTGTGTTCTGATTGCAGATAGCCAAACTACAGATGACAGTGGAAAGATTTTTACACATCCAGATGTCAAGAAGATTTCTGAACGAGGACAATTTTTGGTTGCTGGTTCAGGTGAGGTTCTACCTTGCGATGTAGCACAACATATTTGGGAACCTCCAGTTCCTACCAAGCAAGACAAGGAAGACCTTTACCACTTTATGATTGTAAAGGTTATGCCTTCTCTCCGTAAATGTTTATCATCAAATGGTTTTAACTTTGATGAGCCTAAGACAGAGCAACGCTTTCAGTTTCTGATTGCAGTATGCGGAGAAATTTTTGACATTGATGATGACCTATCGGTTACCAGAAATGCAGATGGAGTTTATGCAACAGGGTCTGGCGCAGCGTATGCTATAGGAGCACTACACGCTGGAGCAGATGCCTACGAAGCGATGGAGATAGCAGCGAAGGTTTCAGCCTTTACTGCTCCACCTTATATATCGAAAGTACAATTCAAGCATACTAAGTAGGGAGAAATAAATGGCAGAAAAAAGAGGCGGAATGCGCCCTACCGCACCGCAGAACAACCCTGCTAATATCTCAGCAACAGGTGGCAATGGTCAGGCTGGCACTCAGGCTGCTCGTTACATCCCTGGAATGGCTTATGGCCAAGGTCAGGCAACAATGCAACAGCAACAGGGTGCACCTATGGCAGGCCCTACACCTCGTGGAGCAGTTAGAGAAGCACCTATGAATGTTCCTGGTATGCCACCAATTACACCTCTCACAGCCCCTACAGAGCGTCCAGATGAACCAATTACAAGCGGCGTTGACTTCGGCCCAGGAGCAGGTTCTGAGGCTCTTAACCTACCTCGTGAGCGTTCTCTTTCAGAGATTCTTGCATCAATGATTGATATGGACCCTACTGGAGAAGTACAGGAACTATACGACTTCGTTGCATCACGAGGTCTTTAATGATTAAAAAACCATTAAATAAAATTGCTGACGTTTCGCCAGGTACTGCGGTGGCTGCTGCCCAAGCAGGACTTTCCGAAAAGGAAAAATCACAGGTTGCTGCATTTACTGAGTTAAAGAAGACTCACGAATACTTAAGCACACTTCCCCAGAATGACGCTTATCGCTCATTCAATGCTCTTCCAAAAGAGTACCGCGAAGTACTTGCTATGACTTTCGACCCAAAGTACCAACAGCAAGATAAAGGTTTCTTTGGAAACTTTCTTGCAGGTGCAACAAGTGCATCAAATTATTCTTATAGAACCGTGCTTGACTTTGGTAAGCAAATTGTCGGTATCGAAACTGGCCGCAAAAAAGATGTAACACTTAAAGAAGCAACAACGCAATTACAGAATGTTGTAGGCGTTATCGGTCCACTTAAGTCTACCTATGCTGGTTTTCAAAGGGCTGGAACAACAACGGCAGCAGGTGACCTACTTGAAAAATTGCTCCGCCCACAAGAAAAACTTGTAAAGCAACCATATGCTGCTTCAGAATTAGCAAGCAACGCTGGCGAGAATGCTCTTAAGGTGTGGGGTCAAGCAACTCTTGAGGGCTTGAAAGAACTAGCCCCAGGCGGACGCGACGCACTGCCAACAGATGCTTCTACAACTTGGAAGAAGTATTGGGAACAAGCAGCAGATAAAGAAAACGTATTTAATTCAGATGAAGTAGCAATCATAGAAAAAAACACTGCTCCTGAAATTGCATTCGTTGCTAAAATTCTTGCTCGAAAAGAAAACATACTTGACAACTATGAAGAAATTCTAGCCGATGATAAGAAACTTGAAGTAGTAAATCGCTTTACTTCTGGCAAGCCAGAAGATAGAGAGTTTGCACAAGAAGTTGCTAAGGTCATAACCCAGTATTCAAACGCAAAAATTTCTGTTGGTCGTGACAGCACTCGTGAATTCCTTTTCCGTTTATTTCCATTTGATGCAGAGAAGGCTGTTGCTGGCGATGGAGCATCACAGAAGTTCTTTACTGGCATTTCTGGCACAATTGACTTTGTTGTTACATTTGCACTTGACCCACTTATTGGTATAAGCAAACTTAAGCGTGTTGGTGAAACTGCTCGCTTTGGTCTTATTAAAATGGGCGAAGACCCACGTAACATTGAAAAAGCCTGGAAGAGTAGAACTGTACGTCGCTATTGGGACAGACTAGGCAAGTTACTTCAGACATATGAGAACGGAAGTATCGCTGTAAAGGCAGATACCCTTACACGCATTACTGAACGCTTCCCCGAAATTAGCACAGACGTTGCTATGTATATGGCTCCAAACATCAAGGACGCTGACTCTGCTCTCAAGTTCTTTGTAAGTGGAGACATTGTTGACGATATGATGCGTGGAAACGCTGGTATTCGTCGTACCCCTTTAGTTCCACGTTACTCAATTGCTCGTGCAATTAAAGACTGGACAAAAGATGCAGTTGGTAAAGGCATCGGAATTGAACGCTACCGCGTTGGCGAACTTCCAGAAACCATTGCAGACATTGCAAAGACCATTGAAGAGGGTCCAAACGCTTGGGCGTCTAGGCTTGGATTTAGAGAAGACACTCGTGTTCTTGCAGGACGTGCAGATGGAAAAGGTTTTGTTGCAAAAGACAGAAGCCTAGATGCAGTCCTAGATAGAGCAATCTCTCGTCAGGTTTCTATTGCTCCAAAACTTGACAGAATGATTGTCCTTGATGACGCATCATCTGCTGACCAGGTTTATCGCCTTGCTCGTACAGTTATTGATAAGCACAACGCATCAGTATTTCGCATTGCTTGGATTGGTGCTACAGAGGGCGAACGTCTTCTTATGTACAAGGGCTTGCTTAAGACTCTTGGCGTAGGTATGGGCTTTGACCTTACTGAAGGCGGACGACGGTTCCTTGACAACATTGATGTAATGAGCAAGGAACTCTACTCAGTAAACCAGTCAGCACTTGACCTAGGTGAGTTTACTCGCATTTTGCGTACCACAGAAGCAGGAGGGGTCCAGGCTCCAGCAGGCATTCGTAGAATTGTTCAGGAAGTAACAGAAACTGCAGGTGCAGAAGGTGTTGCTCAACGTCTTGCTGCATCTAGTAACGCAGAAATGCGCGAGATTGTTGCAGACATTGCTGAAATCAAGGAAACTAAAAAGGCACTTATTGCTCGCAGAGACCTTGGAGTAAGCCCTGAAGAAGCAGCGACAATCGAGTCGGTAATCAAAGAATTTGATAAATCAATCTCCATTCTTGGCGGTATGTTATACAAAACAAAGATGGCCAAAAAAGAGATTAAAGATATTCTTGAAGGCATTCGCCCAGCAGAACTAGAAGTTTTTAATGCCGCTGAACTTGATGGAGCACAGTATGCTGTTCGTGCATACCAACTATCAAATCGTCGCTACCTTCCTAACCTAGTTGAACTTCGTCAGTTTGAACTTAGAGGAAATATCTTTTCAACAATTACTGGCAAAGTTGGCGAATCTGTACTGTCGCAAAAAACAGTTGATGTTTGGTCATTCCTTAACTTGTACCCACGTCTAGGTATTCGTACCAGCATTGAAGAAGTCGGAACTTTCGGACTCATCAATGGTCTTAAGGGCGTAGCAGATTACATTTCTGGCCGCCTTATCTCTCAAGAGATTCGTAAGGCTACATTGCCAAGCGGCAAGAAAACTATCATAGGGCAAAAAGAAGTAGAGTTTAGCCCACTTGGTCTCATCTCGCGTCAAGTGTACAGAATTATGAAGACAATGTACACACGAGATGAACTTGTTAAGTTTGCAGATGACCCTGAGGCTATGGCAATTGCCGTAGGTAAGGCTATTCTTAACGATAGATTTAAGCCAGAGTTCTTGCGTACTGCTAAAGGTGCACGTATCTCAGGATATGCCGAAGACTTTGTTCGCAACAATGGACAAGTAGTTACTGACACCATCAATGGCGCAGCAACTCGTGCAGAATTTAAGTTGGACGTAGCAGAAGAGACTATGAGTAGCCTACGTCAGTATGGACCATCTCTTACAGAGAACCCACAAATTTTGCAAATGTTAAAAGATGCAAAGTTCCAGTCAGTGTTTTCTCAGATTCGTTACGATAGACCAGAATACCTACTCAACTGGTACCTTGATTTGCAGAATACAATTGGCAAAAAGAATATCTTTGGACAAATTGTATTTACAAATATCCTTCGTAAAGAAGAAGATGTTATTGCCGAACTTGTTAAGTTTATTGAAGGCAAGGGAAATACGCTTGCTAAGCGATTTGCTATATACAAGGCCGAAGG